CGGCCAGGTGTATGGGCACGTGGCCCGCTGGGGTCAGTGCCACGTCGGCGATCCCGCTGGGCCCGGCGTGTGCATCGAGCCACCGGAGTCCACCGAGGGGTACCCGGACTTCCATCTGGGCCACGTGGTGTGCGACGACGGCGAGGACGTGCCCACCGGCGTGCTCGTGGCCGGCTGCGACCACCCGGCCGTGCGGCTCGCCGCCCCGCAGGCACGGGACCACTACGCGCACAACGCCGCGGGCTGGGCCGACGTGGTGGCCAGCAACGGGCAGTTCGGCCCATGGGTGTGCGGTGCGCTGCGACCGGAGGTGACCGAGCTCCAGCTGCGAGTGCTGCGCGCCTCGTCGCTGTCGGGCGACTGGCGCCCCATCGATGGGCGGAACGAGATGATCACCGCGGTGGCGGTGAACGTGCCCGGGTTCCCGATCAGCCGGCGTGCGCTCGTCGCCTCCGGCATGCGCCAGGTGCAGCCGCAGATGGCAGCGCACCTCGTGAACGGCGAGCCGCTGGGCATCGTCGCCAGCGGGATCGTGCTGCCGTGCCCGGAGTGCGCACGACGCAACGCCATCGTGGCGAGCGCCGGGCCCGGTGGGGTCGGCATGGACCAGGTGGTGCTGATGCTCGCCGGTCTGGCCACCACGATCGAGCGCGTGGACCGGCGCACCCAGCACCTGGCGCCGGCCGCGGCAGAGGCGTACCGCACCCGGCTGGCGCGCCACCGGCCGCACATCTGACCAGCGGCGCAACCTCGAGACGCGCGCACGCGCGCACAAGATCCGCGCACAGGCTTGACCCGTGTGCCTATGCTGACGCTCGAGCAGGTTCGCCGTAGTCGGATCTTCACCACTGCCACCTAGTGGCCGGGGTCATCGGCTCCCACGCAAGCAAGCAACACCCACCCCGATGAACCTGTGGAGAAGAACCCATGTTGACCCTGGACGAGATCCTTGCCCTGCTCGCTCGTGACGACCTCACCGAGGCCGAGCAGCTGTCGCTGAACGAGGCGCTGTTCGGCGCTCCCGCCGAGGGCGAAGCGCCTCGGCTGCGCGATGACCTCGAGCTCACCGATGACGAGCTCGCCACCCTCGGTGCCGCCCTGCTGGCGCGGGCCGACCAGATCCTGGACGCCACCGACGACGACGGCAACGCCCGGGTGCCGACCGATGACGAGCTCGCCACCCTCGAGTTCGTGGCGCTCGCCTCCGAGGCGATCACCGCCGAGCAGACCGATCGCGACGCCGGAGACGCCGCCGCGGTGGAGCGGGCGCAGGCGCTCGCCGACCGCATCCGTGGCGAGGCCAACCCGGACGACGGCGAGCCCGGTGCCGGCGACGAGCCGGCCGAAGGTGACGAGCCGGCTGCCGGCGACGAGCCCGCCGAGGGAGACGAGCCGGCCGAGCCCGAGGCCGTCGCTGCCTCCGGCACTCGGGTCAGCCGGGTGAACGCTCGGCGCCCCCGCTCCGCGGCTCCCCGCCCGACGCAGCAGCGGCAGGTCGCTGCGCTCACCGCGTCGGCCAACGTGCCCAACACCGGCATGGGCGCCCGGCTCGACACGCCCGAGTCGCTGGGCCTGGCGTTCGCCGCCACGCTCGACGCCATGGGCTCGATGGTGCTCCGCGACGGCATGCGCATCCCGATCGCGCAGGCCCGGGTGGAGTTCCCCGAGGCGTCGATGCTCTCGCTGCACGACGTGCGCCACAACGAGCGGCTGATCCAGCAGCACACCTCGGTGGAGGCCGTGACCGCCTCCGGTGGGATCTGCGCCCCCGCGGTCCCGCGGTACGACCTCCCGCAGGTCGCAATCGCGGACCGGCCCGTGCGCGACGCCCTGACCCGGTTCGGCTCCGAGCGCGGCGGGTCGATCATCCCGGCGCCGCTCCTGCTCGATGACCTCGACGGCTCGAGCACCCTCTGGACCGAGACGATGGACCGCAACGCGGCCCAGAACCCGTCGATCCGCAAGCACTGCCTGCGCCTCTCGTGCGGCGACGACGACACCGTGGTGCCGTACGCCATCGTGAAGTGCCTCGAGATCGGCAACTGGAACGCGCGCACCTGGCCCGAGCGGGTCGATCGGTTCGTGTCCCTCGCCGCCGCCTGGCAGGCGCGCATGGCCGAGTCCCGGCTGCTGACCCGCATCGGGCAGCTGTCCACCTCGGTCACGATCCCGCAGGTGCTCGGCGCCACCCGCGACACGCTCGCCGGCCTCGGCCGCGCCGGCTCGGCGCTGCGCAACCGGCACCGCATGGCGCCCGAGACGCCGCTGCGCTGGCTCGCCCCGGCGACGCTGCGTGACGAGCTCCGCGAGGACCTGGCACGTGAGATGCCCGGCTCGACCGATGAGCGCCTGGCCACCGCCGATGCGACGATCGATGGGTTCTTCGCCGCCCGTCACATCAACGTGTCGTGGTTCCTCGACGGCGAGGCCGGCCAGGTGTTCCCGGCGCAGTCCGATGGCGTGCTGCGCGGCTGGCACCCCAACGTGATCAGCTACCTGTTCCCGGAGGGCACGTTCATCTTCCTGGACGGCGGCGAGCTCGATCTGGGCGTGGTGCGCGACAGCACCCTGAACGCCCGGAACGACTTCCAGATGTTCTCCGAGGTCTGGGAAGAGGTGGCGTTCGTCGGCGTGGAGTCGCTGCGCATCACCCACGCCCTGTGCCCGGACGGCTCGAGCGCCGGCACGGTGGAGCCCACCTGCGGCGATCTCGCCAGCAGCTGATCCAACGCTGTGGAGGTGGGCGCTCGGTCTGCGTGGTCTGAGCGCCCACCACCACCTACCATCCGACCGACCACCACCTAGGAGCGCCCGTGGCCCCACGACGAGATCCCATCACCGCACCGCCCGTGGTGCAGCCGCGGTACTCGCTGCTCGTCGCAGCGAACGCCAACGGTGCCAGCGCGGGCAGCGAGCGGTGGGAGAACGGCGTGAAGTGGACGCCGGAGGCGTGCGCAGGCGGTGGCCTCTCGCCGGCCTGGTGCGGTGTCAGCCCGGAGCGCAACCCCCCGGCCCAGCCCGGCCAGGCCATCGCGGACCCGTTCTACGTGTTCAGCGCCGACCAGTGCTCGGCGAGCGGGTTCGCCGCCCGCGACTGGGAAGGCCGGGCCCGTCGTGCGCTCGAGGCCACGCAGTCGTTCCAGGTGGCACGAGAGCTCTGGACCGGCGTGCACACGCTGGCCGAGCTCGCAGCGTCCCGGACCGACCAGGCGTCGCCGTTCCTCGCCGACACCAGCCGGGTGGTGGACACGAACATGCCGGCGCACGCCGCCATCGGTGCGATCGAGCAGCTGGCCATGGCGTGCTCGCAGGGCCGGCGCCTGATGATCCACGTGCCGATCGTGGTCCTCGAGGCCGCGACCGTGAACGGCTACGTGCTGCGCGACACGGGCGGCGTCCTCACGACCGCCATGGGGAACATCGTGGTGGCCGACGCCGGATACCCCGGCACGGGCCCCACCGGGCCGGCCGGCAACCGGACCCCGGACAACACCACGATGTGGATCTACGCCACCAGCATCGTGCAGGTGCGGCTCTCCGCGGTGGAGACGCTGCCGCAGTCGCTCGCCGACGCACACGGCATGGCCGAAGCGCTCGACCGGCCCCGCAACCACATCGTGGTGTGGGCACAGCGGCTCGCCCTGTACCAGCTGGACCCGTGCTGCCGCATCGCCTTGTCCACCGACGTGCCCGCCCTTCCGCCCATCCAGACCGTTACGAGCTAGGAGCCCACCATGGCTGACGATTGCCTCCCCCAGATCCACGTCTGCGCCGTGCGCGTCGCCGACCTCGATGCGAACGGTGTCCCGACCCCGGGCGCCGGGCACCTCTACACCACGAGCGCGCTCGCCACCGCGACGCTCAAGCCGGTGTACCGGGACGGCTCCGAGATCGAAGAGGCGTCGGCGTGCGACGAGCTCGTGATCTCGTACCAGGGCCCGCCGTCGTACAAGTGGGACGAGATCGAGCTCGAGTTCCTGAAGCGCGAGCCGCAGCTGGAGGCGATGCTGTCCCGGGGCAGCGTGATCGATCTCGGTGCCGGCGCACCCAAGGGCTACGCAGGTCCGGCCGTGGGTGTCATCGGTGGCAGCGGCGTGTCGATCGAGCTCTGGGCCAAGCGCATCAACGGGCCCGACCTCGATCCCGACTTCCCGTACGCCTGGTGGGCGCTGCCGAAGGTCAAGAACCTGAAGCGGGGCGACGACGAGAAGGGCAACTCTGCGAGCAAGCCGAAGTTCTCCGGCCTCGCGGTGGAGAACACGAACTGGTTCGACGGGCCGCTGAACGACTGGCCGAGCTCGAGCGACCGTTCGGTGCAGTGGGTGCCCACCACGGGGCTGCCGGCCATCCTCTGCGGCTCGCAGTCGGTGCCGGTCAGCTGACCCGACAAGGCTTCACCTGCCGCAGGTGAGTGCGCCACTGGCGCTCTGAGCGGCGAACAGGAGAACGACCCGCTGGCCTTCACGGTCGGCGGGTCGTTCCGCGCCTACGCTCTGACCCATGCCGATCGAACCCAGCCAGCGCAGCGGCGGCGTCTGCACCCCGTGGGCCGAGCTCGGCGACATGACGTGCCAGACCTACGAGGCCGACCCGGACAAGATGGACGAGGTGCTGGCGTTCGCCTCCGATGTGCTG